CTGAGTGATGATCTCCTCTGGAATCTCCAATTCTGCTGCCAACTCACGGACCTCAGACTTCATCAAGTCTCCAATTGGACTCAAATCAACTCCTCCATCACCCCACTTGGTGAAAAAGCCGACTCCAAAATCCTCGACCTTGTTTCCTGTTCCTACTACCAGACCATCAACACAGGCTGCCACATGATAGAGGCATGTCATGCGGAGTCTGCTCTTGGTGTTTGCATCGGCATGGGTACTCAGTGGAGTCTTATTCATGTACTCACCATCAACCTTCTTCAAAGCAACGGCCCCTTTCAACTCCTTGAAGGGTTCATCCAGGGGGATAACTCTCTGGCATAGATTATCAGGGAACCTATTCTCCAACCAATCCAAGTGGTACTCTGCTAATTGCACATCCCTTTCCTTTGACCTTAAAGGCATTGTCACTGCAAACACTAACTTCCCCGTCATGCAGCACAGGGTGCTGGTTAATGCACTGTCGACTCCTCCTGAAACTCCTACTACCAAACTGTCCTTTCCTGCCTGATCTGCATAATCTTTAATCCACCCAACGATCCTAGTTATCCGTTTGTCCATCTGCTTTCCTCATGAAGTGATATGCCCAACACAAGCCCAGGATTGAGACTGTGAAATGAAAGATTAATATCCAGATCATAGACTGACCCCGTAATAGTCCTTAACCCCATTCCTCTTCCTCTTTCTTGATAACTTCTTTGTCGGTGCTCCAATTCTGAGACGGCGAACATCGTCCTGTATCGTATGGTGGTGAACACCAAGTTCCTCTGCGATTGCTCTTAATTTGTACCCCTCATTAATCAACTCCTTCACCAAAGGGAGACGTTTCAAAACCTTGGCCCGGGGTGCTTCACTAATTCCATTGCCCAGATCAAAATCACCTCCTCGTACTGCAACTATAATCTGACGGATCCGTTCCCTGCTTAAATTGAGTTCCCGACCAATCTCTGCTTGAGTGAGACCTTGTACTATCCTCATCTCGATGATTCTTCTTACCCTGCCGGTTGATTCAGTCAATGCTCTCATTACATTCTCGTTCTGCCTGTCTTTTAAAATCACCTGATCCTTTAATTTCATTTTTTATTTTTTGAATAGGGTTGGGAGTTATTCCTTCAATGATTTCCTGAACTCATTCAACTTCCTCCGGTATGACATCTCCTCCAACCTCGGAAGACCATGCTCCTTTGCAATCCGGTCATGTAACCTCTGAAACTTGAACTCAACACACATCCAATAATCCTGGATCGAGTACTTGCTCTGAATGCACGCATGTTCCGCTTTACGGTCTGCCTCGTGGACCTCCTCCTTGATCAAAGTTAATATTTTTTTTATATTTTCCATGAGGGTTGGGAGGGGGATGGGGGTGGCTCTAGCACTGCCCGTCCATCTGGACCGTCCGGGGGGGCTCCGGGCGATATGACCGAGGCTAGGTCATTCACATCGGTAGTATTTGCAACGGATGGCAAGCGCATGGTCAATTTATACCGTAATCCTGTACCGTGTTATGATGTTGCTATGTTATTGGTTGCGTTAATATTCATTAACGAAATCATTAAATACGCGTGTGGCTGTTACACAAGGAGCCACATCCACCTTGCAGTTGCGCTAATATACTCAAGTACCCAACCTGTAGTGGAGAATATACCCCGATTTGTACCCCGTAATAGTGTTGTTAATAACATCCAATTGCTTTATTTGAACGAGTGCGTGCGGAGTTCAAGGAGAAGAGCCCTTCTCCTCCCATTAACTCTCCTTTCCACCTCGTCATCCCCCTCTCTGGTCCACCAGTAATCCTTAAACCTCTTCCCCCTCCGTTCATGAACCTCCACTGCACGTTCCATAACCCACTCAGGCACATGGTATTCATATGCGCTATCCTTCTTAGCCTCGACCACATCAAAGTAATAATCTGCAAGTTCATCCATGAGTTCTTTTGGAGGACATCCTTCATTCCTCATTCATCCTCCTCTTCATGCTCAATCGTCTCCCCCTCGTCTGTAATCAATTCCATCCTCTGGGCAAGATCCGCATGAGCTTCCAGGTGCAGTGTGTGAATGCTTTGAATCTTCACATCATGTTGAGTCCGTTCACCATAGGTCGATGGATCATTCCTTGAAGCAAGCCACTTCCTTGCATCAATCGATACCTTTGCAGCCTGAGGATCAGTGATGCCGACCTCAAC